CAATCACGAAACCGTGCTCAGTAAAACTCTGCGTAAATCCATGGCGATTTGCCAGCAATGTACCAATTGCCGCCAAATTACCCAACGGGGTATCACTCCCGTCAAGTGCAGTAGCGGAATTCTGTACCACCGGGTTAATAATTAGCGGGGTAGAACCACCGCCAAGATATTCAGGACGCTGTAAGCGAGCATCAGGAGATAGCACACCAAAATGAGCACGGATAAGTTCCGTATAACGTGTACCGCCACGCGCATCACGCTCAAGTAACCTTTGGATTTGGAAACTCGTTCGCAAATCATTAATAGTCGCAGCCGTAGCGGCCGACAAATCCGCGTACAAATTCGTCGGATACAAACCAAAAGCACTGCCAGCCGTCGCAGCATTATTTGAATCCCTGAAAACACCGTCTACGCCCATCATTGTATGGAAGTTATTCGCTGGATTATTCCCATCGGTATTATTAAATACCAAACTCGTCTGCGCACCAGTAACGATGTCAGTTACCGAAGTCTTCACTGGCGCACTAGTACCCAACGGCAATGTAACCGCTGTTCCTCCCTTCTGTGGCCACGGCAAACAACTCGTAAAGTAATCATGCCGCTTACCGCGATTTTTGATATTAAACGTCGCCTCTACGTCACCACTATCCCCCTTATTAACGGTAACTGGATCCTGCAAATTCTCATCTCGGAACCATTCGTTATAAATCAAATTGTAACCACGAAACGGCAACGCATTCACCTCAAGCGTTTCCGCAGCTCCAATCTGACCAAAACAAGGAACCCCAAAGTAATCGTAAAGCGAATTATTATCGAATCCACCCGCTCCAGATTCAACCGTCGGAACCACATAACTGATAGAATCATCGGGATCCGCTTGCTCCCCCATAAACTTTACCCAATTCGTCCACACCAAACGATTCGGGACAAAAAAGAAAAAACTGTCCAAATACATGTTGTCCATAATCGGGAAAATCGGCGTACTCAAACGAGCAAAAGCCGTCATTTTCACCTTAAACGTATCACCCGGCAAAATCTCTTCGCAATAAACCGGAATCAATTCACCCGCATTAAATGTTGTCTTATGCGCCTTCTGGATATTAAAACTCGCCCGCGGAATATCCGCCCGCGGCACCATTGCAAATTGGTGAACATCAACACTACGATTACGATGCATCATGATTCAAACTCCGTATAGACAAAAGCCGGCATGAAGCCGGCTTTTAAGCTACTTAAGGCGAAGTAGCACGCAATTACGCCTTCTTGGCGTCTTTTCCACGAACCAGCACTACGTCCTTGTCGCCTTCAATATTGTCGAAGACGCCGGACTCTTCATCCCATTCGCCGACCAAATGCAGTTCGTAATCCTCCGGGTGCATTGCGAGCGGATTATCATCCGACGCATTCACCATATCCCCAAACGCTCGCACAGCCGCAGCCGTGTGCATCACGAACATTGGCTTGTTGAAAGCCTGCACAGCGGCATCCCAAACGGCACAAACTTTGAGTTTCATAAATCCCTCTTCAAATTACGGACCTTCGCTTCATGCACTTTTTCCCGCACGGCTCTGCGTTCGTCCGTATTATCTCCCCGTGCGGACATTGCGCGCTTCTGACGCGCAAATTCGACATTATCTAAGCGCATATCTTTAGAGCGCTTAAACAATTTATCATAATACTTAGGCGGAGTTCTCTCGACGCCATCTTGTATAACAAAGTCATGCGGATATACATCACGCATATACTTATCATACCAACCGGCTCCAATACCCGGCTTTAAACTCATTGCCGCATATTCCGGCTTCAGCTCTTTACAGACGCCATCTTCGTCTATCTGCGCGTAAGCCGACGTCTTCGTCGTCCCTAACGCTTTCTTCATAATATACCGCGCAGTATAACTCGCTGTCTTAGCGTTCAAATTCTGCACAGATACCATTCCATGGCCCCATAAATCCGACAGCTCTTTACTGTCGTAATATATCTCCCCGGATTCTGACTTACCTTGAGGTACTCGATCCGTGAAATCCAAACCAAATAAGCACGCATGATAATGCGGGCGCTCATTCAGCGGCCCATACTCGCCGCACATGTAAAACCTACACTTCCCCTTCTTCTTTCTAACTCTCTTCAGAAACTTCTGAAAATCGGCATGACATAAACTCCCATCGGGAGGTAAACAATCCCTCGCATATGTGAGGGTAATAAAACAATTCTCTTCATGCAATGCCGCTTCGTGCATGCAGCGCAGCGACCAATCCGAAGCTCTTCGCATTCTGCATCCAATACACTGCCCACATGGCAGCTCAATATCTCCAGTAATGTCATGACGCTTCATTTCATTAAAAACCACCCCGTTAGGGGTACGAAAACCCTTCACGGGATGGTAACAACTCACAGCCGAATCCCTCCGCGCATCGGCGCCGGACTCACATTCGGCGCTTTCGTTTTCTTGATGTTCGTCTTGAAACCCTTTGCGCTCTTGCGCTTGTTCACATTCTTTCGATACATCACAACTCTCCTTTTACTCCGTGCGGCATCCAAAATGCCAGGGTGTGGGGGCGGCCAGCCCCCGCTTTAAGCCCAACCTGGCCGCAGCTCCTGCGGCCTTCGCGGGCTCAATTTAGGCCCTCCACGGGCCTCCTTCGCGCCATCAAAAGCGAATTTTTCTCCCCGGTCCAGTTCTTGCCTTGTCATTAACTGGACCAGGTGACACCGCTCACCTCCCAGGGTCAATCAGAGCAGCTCTGTGACCCAAATCTCATCCCGTTCCTCCCGCGAATGGAACTCCGCCTTGAACTCCGTCGCGACTTCGTACGGGTTCACCACGTACCTGTGCTCGACGTCGCGAGACCACCAATCCAGGACCACCTCGGGGTCCTTGTGCTGGAAAAGCACCTCACCGGTCGTGGCCAGCCTCACGCACCGGATCCGGCCCTGGCCGGCCATCACATCAGCTTGGTAATCAGCGCCTTCACGTCCGCGATCTGCTTCTCGCGAATTCCGCGAATCTCGCTTTGCGCCGGCTCGGCATCGCGAGCCCGTGCCCAGCTCTTCTGCAGCAAACCCAGCGAATGCTGAATGATCACTCTTTCGCTGATCGTCAGCTCAGATACCGGCAACGCCGAACCCTTCACATCCTTGTCAGTAGCCATCTTTTCCTCCGTACCCTGCAACATTGCAGTAAAGCTATTAGAACGCAAACGAGGCCCGCAGGGCCCCGTTCATCCGCTTAAATCAACCGTTCGTCGGAAACCTACTTCGTTTCACGTGGAACAATCTTCGCCGCCAGTTCATCAACAGCAGCAATCACATCCCGGGTCTTCTCCGGGGCAGGCGGCACCAACCCCAGTTTCACAGCTTCAGCCCGGTTCTCACCGTCATCAAGGAACCGCATCAGCTCTTGCGGATCATTTCCAAACCGCTTACGCAGCGCAGCCGGCAGCTCCATAAACGACTCCTCCGCTTGGCGGACGGCATTCATGGCCGTGTGGAAGTCATTCACACCCGTGAAGTCACCACTCATCGGCGCCCGGTAACCAGTCGGCACCTCACCGGTTAAACCAAATCGCTTCACAATCGTATTAATGTCAACTTCGTCCTTAAACTGCTGTTGTACTTTGCAGTTTTCTTCGTTGCAATATGTACCCGCCTCATGTGACGCACTATTCACGTCGTAGTTATGCGGACTCCGGATAAACATCTTTCGCATTGCCATAATCGTTCACCTTCCAAAGCGCCGAGCGCTATTAGCACTGTTCAACATATCTAGAAACAGTTTCAAATACTGTGAAACCGGACCAGTTTGATCATAAAACTTCGCCTCCGCCTGACTTCGCGGAATATCCATTTCAGCCAGCGTTGCCTCCGCACGCCGACGGCGTACATCTGCCGCAAAGGCAGAATTGCGCTCAGGGCCTGTGGGGTGACGTTCTTCGTAAAGTTTGTCCCACGCACTATCTGCCGTAGCACGTACGCTGCGCGTTTCCTCCTCAGTTTTCTTTGTCTGAAACTGCGTATTTTTAACATTCGCCATCACCAGAGCACTATTTAGCGTTTGATCCATTGTTTCGGACTTGATCTTAGCTGTCTGCGCCTGCATCTGCTCAATCTGAGCTTGGCTCGCGGCCATTTGCTGATATGCAGCCGCGGTTTCCATTCCCTGTTTAGCAGAGCCCATTCCCGCCACCACCGGATTCGCCACCTGGGCGGTTTGTCCCGCAGGCGTGCTCGCACCTCCCTGCTGAGAAGCCAGGATAGGGTTAAGACCGGCTTTCTTAAGATCCGCGACAGATCGCTGATATGCCGTATTCGACATACGTTCCTGGAAAGCCATTTGCTCACGGGCGAGCATGACGTTTTGTTCATTCACATCCTTCTGCGCACGCGACGCATCAAAACCACCACCAATGCCAGCGCCAATTGCTGCGCCCATGGGTCCGCCGACAAGAAACCCAAGGCCACCACCAAGCAAACCACCACAACATAAATACCTCAGAAATGATCAATCAAACCAGGCACGGAATACATCGGCATCGGCCGCGTGCACCGGGACTCAAAAAAACTATCGAATATAAAGTGCGGCGCATTCGAACCTGCCGCTAATATCCGAGTCATCGGGGGATTCTCAGAAATAAACTCATTCCCCAAAGTCGGCGCACCAGTATTGAAATACTGCGCCAAATGCCACGCATCCAAAGTACCGGATACGTAACTCTTAAACTCGCCAGTAATCATCGATGGCGAATAACGATACTCCGCCCATCGTTCCTGATATCCAAATACTGTATCGTCTAGCGCACTTCCAATACAGTAAATCTCCTTTCGTAGAACTGCC